CAACATCGCTCCGCGTCATGGCAAGAGTGAGATGATCTCGTACCTTGCTCCGGCGTGGTTCCTTGGCAAGTATCCGCATAAGAAAGTGATCATGGCCTCGCACACTGCGGACTTGGCTGTGAACTTTGGTCGTCGTGTTCGTAACTTGGTCGGGAGTGACCTGTATCGTGACATTTTTCCGAACGTTGAACTTCAAGCGGATTCAAAGAGTGCTTCACGTTGGGGCACTAATTTTAATGGCGAGTATTTTGCTATTGGCGTGGGCGGCGCTCTTGCAGGCCGTGGTGCTGACCTCTTCATAATCGACGACCCGCACTCCGAACAGGAGGCCAAGCAGGGTAGGGCTGATGTGTTTGAACCGGCGTGGGAGTGGTTCCAGTCAGGCCCGGTGCAGCGACTGATGCCGGGCGGTGCGATCATCGTGGTGATGACCCGTTGGAGCAAAATGGACCTGACGGGCAAGATCGTTGACCACATGACCCGCGAAGAAGGGGCGGATGAGTGGGAGGTGGTTGAGTTCCCAGCCATCCTGAACGAGAAGCCACTCTGGCCGGACTTCTGGGCACTTGAAGAGTTGCTGGCGAAGAAGGCCAGTATGGACGTGCGGTACTGGCAAGCCCAGTACATGCAACAGCCCACGAGTGAGGAAGGGGCACTAATCAAGCGTGAGTGGTGGCAGGTCTGGGAGAAAGAGACCCCGCCCCAGTGCGAGCACATCATAATGAGCCTCGACGCCGCTCAAGAGAAGTCCAACCGGTCGGACTACAACGCCCTCACCACGTGGGGGGTCTTCTTCAATGAAGAGAACAAGAACTACAACATAATCCTACTTAACTCTATCAAAGAGCGGTTGGAGTTCCCGGAACTGAAAACCCTTGTGCTTGAGCAGTACAAAGAATGGAACCCCGACTCATTCATCGTTGAAAAGAAATCCAACGGTGCTGCGCTCTACCAAGAGATGAGAAGGATGGGCGTGCCCATCGGTGAGTTCACACCGGGCAAAGGCCAAGACAAGATCAGCCGTGTGAATGCAGTATCCGATCTCTTCTCTTCCGGTATAGTCTGGGTGCCCGATAGACGGTGGGCGTGGGAAGTGGTCGAGGAGTGCAATGACTTCCCGTCTGGCACTCATGATGACCTTGTGGACTCAACCACACTAGCCCTTCTGCGCTTTCGGCAGGGGGGCTTTATCCGTCTACCCAATGACGAGCCAGAGCCTACGAAGTGGTTCAAGAGCCACAGGCGAGAAGGGTTTTACTAGGAGAATTTAGATGGCTATCGACAAAGCATTGTACGAGGCACCGGCAGGTCTTGAGGCTCTCGCGGCTGAAGAGCCAGCGATTGAGATCGAGATCGAAGACCCGGAAGCCGTACGTATCGGTATGGGCGACACGATGATCGAACTTCAGAAAGCAGAACCGCGTGCTGAAGACTTCGATGCAAATATTGCGGAGTTCATGAGCGAGAATGAACTTCAAACTCTTGCTGGTGACTTGATCGGTGAGTACGAGCAGGACTTGGCTTCCCGCAAAGACTGGCTGGATGTGTATGTCAAGGGACTGAAAATCCTTGGCATTCGCTATGAAGAGAGGACGGAGCCGTGGCCCGGTGCCTGTGGTGTCTTCCATCCCCTCCTCATGGAGAGTGCGGTCAAGTTTCAGTCCGAGACCATCATGGAGACCTTCCCTGCGATGGGGCCGGTCAAGACCAAGATCATTGGTAAGGAGACGCCGGAGAAGAAGCAGTCTTCAATTCGTGTCGCTGATGACATGAATTACCAACTGACCGAGATCATGAAGGAGTACCGCCCCGAGCATGAGCGCCTGTTGCTCTCGCTCGCCTTGGCAGGCAACGCCTTCAAGAAGGTGTACTTTGACCCGAGTTTGGATCGGCAGACTGCCGTGTACATTCCGGCTGAAGACATCGTTGTGCCTTACGGCGCGTCGAACCTTGAGTCAGCCGAGCGTGTTACGCATCGCATGCGTAAGACCAAGAATGAACTGATCAAGTTGCAGTACGCAGGCTTCTACCGTGACGTGGACTTGGGTGACCCGGTTCGTGTCATGGACGAGGTTGAGAAGCAGAAGGCTGAAGATCAGGGCTTCTCAGCGTCGATGGACAATCGGTTCCAGTTGCTTGAGATGCACGTGAACCTCGACCTTGATGGCTACCCTGACGTTGATGATGACAACAACGAGACGGGGATTGCCCTGCCATACGTCGTCACGATTGAGAAAGGCACGGGGACGATCTTAGCGATTCGACGTAATTGGAAAGAAGATGATGACCTCAAACAGAAGCGACAACACTTCGTCCATTACGGATACATCCCCGGCTTCGGCTTCTACTACTTCGGTCTCATCCACCTCATCGGTGGACACAGCAAGGCTGCAACCAGCCTCCTTCGACAACTCGTCGATGCAGGCACTTTGTCAAACCTTCCGGGCGGTCTCAAATCAAGAGGGCTGCGTGTCAAGGGAGACGATACGCCTATTGCGCCGGGTGAGTTCCGAGACGTAGACGTGCCGAGCGGAGCGATCCGGGACAACATCCTGCCGCTGCCGTATAAAGAACCAAGCCAGACCTTGTCGATGTTGATGGACAAGATCATTGAAGAAGGTCGCCGCTTCGCTGCGGTGTCCGACCTCAAGATCAGCGACATGTCCTCGCAGGCTCCGGTGGGCACTACGCTTGCCGTGCTTGAGCGTGTGTTGAAGGTGATGACGGCGGTGCAGGCTCGCGTGTACTACGCGATGAAGCAGGAGTTCAAACTCCTCGCTGCAATCATTCGTGACAACACGCCGGATGAGTATTCGTACGAGCCGGAAGTAGGCAAGGCGAGCGCGAAGAAGTCGGACTACGACAACGTCGATGTGATTCCGGTTGCTGATCCCAATGCAGCCACCATGAGTCAGAAGGTGGTGCAGTACCAAGCGGTGCTGCAACTGTCGCAGACGGCACCACAACTTTACGACCTGCCGTACCTGCATCGTCAGATGATCGAAACGCTTGGCGTTAAGAACGTGGATAAGATTATCCCGCTTCCGAGCGATCAGAAACCGCGTGATCCGATCACCGAGAACATGGATGTCATGACGGGTAAGCCGCTCAAGGCGTTTATGTTCCAAGATCACGAAGCACATATGAAAGCGCACATGGCGCTTGGACAAGACCCAAAGATCGCGCAACTTATCGGTCAAAACCCGATGGCACAGCAGATCACTGCTGCGCTTCAAGCGCACATCATGGAGCACATGGCGTTCCAGTATCGCCGTGAAATCGAGAAGCAGTTGGGCGCAGCCCTTCCCCCGCTTCCGCAAGATGACCGTGAGGAGTACGACCTGCCTCCGGAGTTTGAAGTTCAACTATCGCAACTTGCTGCTGCGGCCGCAGACCGTGTTCTTCAGAAGGACAAGGCTGAGATTCAGATGCAGCAGAACGCGCAGCAACAGCAAGACCCGCTTGTTCAGATGCAGATGATGGACTTGCAGATCAAACAACTGCAGGCCCAGACGAAGCAGCAACAAGTGCAAATCGAAGCCCAGATCAAACAGGCTGAAATTCAGCGAAAGCAGCAGAAAGACATCATGGATGCTTCTGCGAAAGCCGACGAACTGGACCTTCGCAAGGAAGAAATCTCTGGCAGACAACAACTTGAAGCCGCACGGCTTGGCGTTGATATCGAGAAGCACAAGGCAGAACTCAGCGGTAAACAGCAGGAATCCGGTGTTCGACTTGGCTTGGAGATTGGCAAAGCCCGTGACGAGTCAGAGTTGCGCCGCAGGCAAAAAGAGAAACCCGAGGAGTAATAAATGTCTTATTCAAACGCACTTGAATACTTGGATTCAAAACTCCAAGACGAGCGCGCACTAATTGTTGAAACCTTGATTCAAGGCAAATTGGATGAAGGTGAATACAAACGTCTTTGCGGGGCGTTACAGGGTCTCGACCTCGCACGGAACCAAATCAAAGACCTTGCAAAGAGGATGGAACAAAACGATGAGTAACATCGATGTTGAGAAGACACAGGAAGAAGCGAAGAAAGCATCGCAACTCCCCGTGCCAAAAGGCTATCGCATCTTGTGTGCGATACCGCATGTTGACGAGGAATACGAAGGCGGGCTGATCAAGGCTGAGGACACTCGTAAGACTGAAGAGCAGACCACCGTGGTGCTGTTCGTTATCAAACTAGGTTCCGAGGCGTACGCAGACAAAGATCGTTTCCCTACCGGGCCTTGGTGCAAGGAAGGTGATTTCGTTCTGACCCGTCCCTACTCGGGCACTCGCGTGGTCATCCACGGTCGGGAGTTCCGCATCATCAACGACGACACGGTAGAAGCGGTGGTCGATGACCCCCGTGGCATCCGTCGCGCATAAGGAGAGATAGTTATGGCTGAGAAAGAAGAATTTAAGTTTCCCGACGAGGTTGACGCTGAGAAGGCGGTAGCCGAGGCCGGTGGAGACGAGAAGTTTGAGATTCAGGTCGAGGACGATACCCCGCCTGAAGATCGTGGCCGTGCCCCCCTCCCGAAGGAGGTGGTAGACGAGTTGGAGAAGGACGACCTTGAGGAATACTCCGAAAAGGTCAAGAAGCGCCTAGGCCAGATGAAGAAGGTCTGGCACGACGAGCGCCGCGAGAAAGAGCGGGCGCTGCGTGAGCGTGAGGAGGCCCTTCGGTTTGCTCAGACCCGTGAGCAGGAAATTCGTCAATTAAAACAACGACTTGGCAACGGTGAGCGGGCATATGTTCAGGAGGTCACCAAGGCGGCGACCAACGAACTGAACGTTGCCAAAGAGAGGCTGAAGCAGGCATATGAGGCCGGGGACTCCGACAGGATAACCGACGCTCAGGAAGCCCTGACGGATGCCAAATTAAGGATTAAACAATACGAGAACTTCAAGCCCTCTTTACAAGAAGAGGAATCAGGAGTACAACAAACTCAACAGTTCCAAGTACCTCCAAGTAGTCAGCCCACAATCGACCCAAAAGCCGAGGCGTGGAAGGACAAAAATGCTTGGTTTGGTACAGATGAGGAGATGACCGCCCTCGCGCTTGGACTGCACGAAAAATTGGTCCGGTCCGGAATCGATCCGCGTAGCGACGATTACTACGACCGAGTCAATGCGACTATGAGGAAGCGCTTCCCCGATTATTTTGAGGAAGAGCAGACTCAAACGAAGCAGGAAGAAAAGCCTGCTCGCACAAAGCCAGCCAATGTGGTTGCACCAGTAACGCGGTCTACCGCGCCTCGTCAGATTCGTCTGACATCGTCTCAAGTTGCACTTGCTAAGAGACTTGGTTTGAGCAACGAACAGTACGCAAAAGAACTTATGAAACTGGAGAGTAACTAAAATGGCTGAGAACAGACTCGCACGTGAACTCGAAAGTCGAGAATCCGCGCAGCGCAAACAACAGTGGACGCCTCCCCAAACGCTTCCGGCCCCAACGCCGCAGCCGGGATGGGTATTCCGCTATATCCGGACAAGTACGATGGGTGTCGCTGACCCTCAGAATACTTCCGCAAAATTCCGTGAAGGTTGGGAGCCGTGTAAGGCTGAAGACCATCCGGAGTTGATGCATATGACCGATCCGAATAGCCGATTTAAAGGCAACATCGAGATTGGTGGACTGTTGCTCTGCAAGGCTCCTGAAGAATTGATGAAGCAGCGTGATGATTATTACGCTATGCAAGCCAAATCTCAGATTCAGTCGGTAGACAACAATTATATGAGGCTGAACGACGAACGTATGCCGCTCTTCAATGAGAAGAAGACATCGGTCTCGTTTGGTAAAGGCAAATAACTTTTTGGAGTAACAAATGGCTTATCCTACCGTTTCTACCCCGTATGGGTTGAAGCCGATCAATTTGATCGGTGGGCAGGTGTTTGCCGGTTCGACTCGCCAGCGCCGCATCGCTTCCAGTGCGTCAAGCATTGGTTTCGGTGATCCGCTTGAGTTCGACACGGACGGCACCGTTAAAGTAACGACCTCAACGACGACTGCCCCGACCTCCGGTTTTGCCGGTGTGTTCTTGGGCTGCTCGTTCGTTTCCTCTGTGACGGGTCAGCCGACCTACTCGCAGCAGTGGACTTCGGGCACTTCGGTCGCAGCAAATACGTACATTACGGCGTATGTTGCTGACGATCCGGACACCCTGTTCAAGGCTGTGATGGTCTCGGCTTCGCTGGTGGTTTCGACCACGAGTGGTGCCCAGTACACAAGCATTGGTAACAACGTTGCGTTGGTTGCCAACACGCTCAACACGACGACTGGCGATTCGCAACAGGGTCTTTTGATCTCGTCGCTCGCCACGACTCGTTCGTTGCCGATCCGCATCGTTGATGTGGTTCCCGACACGGCGTTTGTTTCTAGCGGTACGACCTACTATCCCGAAGTGATTGTTAAGTTCAATGCTCCGTACATCACGGACACTTCGTTGATCGTGGGTGGTCACGCTTACAACAACCCGCTCGGAACCTAATAGGGGAGTTCTAAGACATGGCTATTTCACGCGCACAACTGCTCAAGGAACTCCTGCCGGGTTTGAACGCCCTGTTCGGCCTTGAGTACAAGACCTACGGCGAAGAGCACAAGGAAATCTACGAAACTGAGACTTCCGAGCGCTCGTTTGAAGAAGAGACCAAGTTGTCCGGCTTCTCGGCGGCTCCGGTCAAGAACGAAGGCCAAGCGATCCAGTACGACAACGCACAGGAAGCATGGACCGCTCGTTACAACCACGAGACTATCGCTCTCGGCTTCTCCATCACGGAAGAAGCGGTTGAAGACAACCTGTACGACTCGCTCAGCAAGCGCTATACGAAGGCTCTTGCTCGCGCTATGGCGTACACGAAGCAAGTCAAGGCTGCTGCGGTCCTTAACAATGGCTTCTCCTCGTCCTACGTGGGCGGTGACGGACAGCCGTTGTTCTCGGCCTCGCACCCGCTCGTCACGGGCGGTACGAACAGCAACCGTCTGACGGCATCTGACCTCAACGAAACCTCGCTTGAGGCGGCGGTCATTCAGATCGCTGGCTGGACTGACGAACGTGGTTTGCTGATCGCTGCCAAGCCGAACAAACTTATCGTCCCCCCGTCGTTGATGTTCACTGCGAAGCGTCTCCTCGACACGGAACTCCGTGTTGCGACCGCTGACAACGACATCAACGCCCTCAAGGCGATGGGTTCGATTCCGGGCGGCTACACCGTCAACCACTTCCTGACCGACACGAACGCTTGGTTCTTGACGACCGACGTTCCGAACGGCATGAAGCACTTCGTTCGTACCCCGCTGCAAAACA